TGTAACCAGAGAGAGATCGACCTTACGGCGATGTCGGGTCTTACTGACCCGGCATCTGTCGCTTGGGAAATCACTCCCTACTCGTTCATTGCCGACTGGTTCTTACCTATCGGTAATTATCTTCAAGCTTTGAACGTTGTTCGCAGTTTAGACGCTGAATTCATCGTCACCCATCGACAAAGGTCTAGAGCCTGGGTTCCGTTTATGGTTAATACTAACAGTTCCGATGTATTCGTGCTGGATCGCCGACCCTCTAATTGGGTCTCAACGTCCTTCTCGCTTACGCGGACTGTTAATAACACATATTCGGTGCCCCGTCCCTCTATTAAACCTCTATCGAAGGCGTTGTCGTTCACACATTGTGTGAATTCAATTGCTCTTTTAGTTTCACGGTTCGGTTCCCGCTAGATGCGGGGCCTCTGTACTTCATATCTCCTATATGGAAGAAAGGGACTTGACTTATGTCAACCCAAACAAACCTGGTGTTTACGGACGCCTTCACCGTTGCTACCGACCATACCGTAGAACCAAACGGTATCGAACGTCTTAATGGTGTCGAGATTGCGCACTATCGTGAAAATCTAGCTAACGTGCCCTTGGATGGGCAGGTTAGCGCAAAACTCACGCGTCGTACGCTTCCGTCCGGTGTTAAACAGGTTACGATGGACTTGAGCATCCCTGTGCTTGAGAACGTCACTGGTGGTACTTCGTTGGGCTACACTGCCCCTCCGAAGGTCGCCTACGTCGAACGTGCTACTGTCACTCTCTTTGCCCACCCGCGCTCGACCAAAGAAGGTCGTCGCTCGATTCGGCGCTGGCTCGCGACTGTAACGTCGGGACTCAACGCCGCGGGCCAAGGTCTGACTGACGGCTCGGCTCCTGCAGATCTGCTCGATAAGGTAATCTTTCCGTCTTAATTTACGGAATACTTATCGTTCTGTCTTTGAGTGTATACAACTCGTAACTCAATTCCCATAAGGAACCCATATGCGTCAATTACAACGCTGGGATGACAGCTTTTCTGTGGAGGATACGAATGAAATCGTATTGCGACTCAGTGAAGTTCTTCTCAAACGTATTAAAGACCCGTCAATCCGGGGTGATCTCCAGCGACTTCTTGCTGGGGATGATTATAGTTGCATTATTGGCTATAATCTTCCTTACCTCGATGACGCATGCCACCTAGACATACTCTATGCCCGTCAAGTGCTCGCTTTCTTTCAAAAGAGAGAAGATCTTGACCTCGGTATAGATCGTGACGCGGTGGCCTGGTCTAAATTCCTCGAAGCTGAGGAGCATTGTCGTATAACGAACTCCGCTTTTAGATCCTGGAAGCTTGGGGGGTTTCGATTCCCCTCTCGCGTGGAGAGTGTATTTCACACTGCTTCGCGAAAAATCTCCTTGATCCTTGGCGATTGTCCGAGCTACGACGATCTACGTATGAGATTTGGACCGGGTGCTTCAGTCGGTCTACCAAAAAAGAACGCGAACGCGCTTACCAAACTGCGCCGTCCGTTTTCCTGTAGCGAAGAACTCGCCCCTTACGTTACAAACGTTTTGGAGCAGGTACCTCACTGGGCCTTCCGCGATCAACGCGGCGACCCAGATGTGGCCTCACTCACCATCGAAATATGTGATGGTAAGCTGGGCTTCGTCCCTAAGAATGCTAAAACTTCGAGGTCCGTTGTCACGGAGCCCCTGCTAAACACTTTCGTTCAGCTGGGGATCGGTGATTATATGGCCTCGCGACTTAAGCATTCAGGTCAAGATATTACCG